GCGGATAAGATTGCAAAGAAGCAGTCGCGTCGTTGCATCCAGCTTTGCAAGTCCGATAAATACAGTCAAATTTGGGACACACCTGTTAGCATGGTTCGCGACGCGACTGACGATTGGTCGCTCGATAACGAAAGTGAATACATGGCTGCTGGCATCATGGCCGGCATCACAGGTAACAGAGCGTCAGGCGTAACGATTGATGACCCGGTCGCCGGGCGCGAGGAAGCCGACTCGCCGACGACGCGACAGAAAACTCTCGACGGCTACCAAGACGACATACTCACTCGATTACTTCCGGGCGCATGGGTCATGCTCATCATGACACGATGGAACCAACAAGATTTAGCTGGTTGCATTCTCCCAGAAGATTACAATGGTGAGTCAGGCTTTATTAAATGTCGCGACGGCATGATGTGGTTTGTTCTGAACATCCCGGCGAAAGCTGAGAGCCCGGACGATCCGCTCGGTCGCGAAATCGGCGAGTACCTGTGGCCGGAATTCTTCCCCGAACAGCATTGGAAAATTTTTGAAAACGCAGCAGGCCGAGAAGGTCGCCGCGTGTGGGCGTCTTTGTATCAGCAACGTCCGGCACCAGAAGAAGGCGGCGACATCGACCGCTCGAAAATCAATTGGTACAAGCGCGGCGAAGAACCACCGTTTGAAAATATGGCACTGTACGGTGCGTCAGATTACGCAGTCACAGATAAGGGCGGCGACTTCTCCGAGCACATGATTTGGGGTCAGGACGGTGGCGGCGATCTTTGGGGTTTGCGTTCGTGGACTGGACAGAAGACGCCAGACGTTTCGGTTGACGCGATGCTCGACATGGTTGTCGGCGCCAAGCCCAATTTGATTCGCATGTGGTTCAACGAAGGTGGCAACATCGACAAAGCTGTGCGCCCGCTCATCAACAAGATGATGAAAGAGCGTCGCACGTACGTTGACATACGCGCGCTGCCAAGCATGAAAGATAAGCGCGCGAAAGTTGCAGCGTTTGTCTCACGACTGAACGCCGGACATGTATGGCTGCCCGACGAGCCGTGGGCGCACGATCTGGTTGACCAACTTGCGACTATGAATTCAGGCGGCAAGTACGACGATAAAGCGGACGTGGCGGGACTCATCGGTCGAGCGATGGATCAGTTCCGTGACGTGAGAATTGAAACGGTCGAGAGAAAACAAGGCATTAAGCCGTTTACAGCAGAGTGGCTCGAATACGATGAGGGCAAACAAAAGCGGGGGGTACGATACAGATGAGAATTCTGATAGAATACGTCCGATCTTGGAGACAACTAATATGACCGATTTGACCCCGGAAGAAAAGAAAGCTAATGCGCAAGAAGCCAAGGCAGTTAAGGCTATCTTGAAATCGTACAATGCTGCGCGAACTTTCGATAAAGACGCGCGCAAGGCGTACGCGCAAGACCGGCTGTACGCTTCCGGTAAAGCTAACCCAGAGTGGGCTGTCGATGCGAACATGATTGGCACGTTCATCGACATCCTTGTCAGCTTCCTGTTCGCTAAGAACCCGGACATCAGCGCACAGCCCGGCGAACAAGTTGGGAAAACCCCAGACGAAAACGCAGAGCTTTTTGCAGACACGATGCGAATTGTTATTCGTCGTTTGTGGAAAGATGCGAAGTTGAAAAAGGCTGTGCGAAAATCATTACGTTCGAGTCTGTCAATCGGACCCGGCTGGCTCAAGGGGCTCATGATAACGCAGTCGAAGAACGATCCGCTTGTCGAGAAAGACCTGAACGACGCACGAGATAACATGGCTCGCTTGATGGCAACCCGGAAAGAAATTAAGGAAGACGACGGGCTGACGAAAGATGAGCAAGATGTTTTACAGCAGAACGCAGAGTTGCTTGTTGAAAGTCTGACAAACAAACTCGAAGTAGTTATTCGACGAGGGTTGGCACTTGATTTTGTCCGGGGCGAAGACGTGCAAGTCAGTCTCGACGTTTCTGAAATAACCGACTACCTCGATGCAAATTGGGTAGCCAATCAGATGTTTGTTGAGAAGGGCGATCTACGCGGGATGTTCGAGCGCTTCACAGCGGACGACATGAAAGACGCGAAGATATTCTACCAGCGCAAAGTCGCTGACAGCGGCGAGTCCTCGGGCGCCATCACGGATAAAGATGCTGAGAAATTTACGCAGTCAACAGAGACAGATGGTGATGAAGTTCCATTCGTTCGAGTGGTTGAATTTTGGGACAAGCGCGACAACCACGTTAAGACTGTCGTTGACGGTGTGAAACGTTGGGCGCGCGAACCGTACCAGCCAGCAAACGCGACCACACGCTTTTACCCGTACTTCCTGATCGCGCTGTTCGAGGTTGACGGCGACCGTCACCCGCAGTCGTTGTCTAGCAGGTTGATGAAGTTGCAGGACGAGTACGCAAGCGCGCGATCTGCCGGGCGCCTCGCGCGCAGTCGGTCGATACCGGGCACCATATTCGACTCTGGTACGATTGAACCGAACGACATCGCAAAGATCGAAGCTGCTGTCGAGCAAGAGTATGTCGGCGTGCGACCAATAGCCGGGGGTAAACTTGGAGACTCATTCGCGCCGAAACCAGTTGGCCGATATGATCCCAGAATTTACGACACCGGGCCGTCAATTCGTGACATGGAACGCGTCAGCGGCGTGCAAGAAGCGCTCTCACAAGCTGGTGGTCAGAAGACTGCCACCGAAGCGAACATCGAGCAGCAGGGTTTCGCCTCGCGCACGGGCGCAGATCGCGACACGCAAGAAGACATGCTCACCGACTTGGCACAGTACACAGCCGAGCTGGCTATCCAAGCGCTCCCTTATGAGTACGTCAAGAAGATCGCAGGCGAACTTGCTTTTTGGCCGGAAGAATTAGCGGTTGAAGATGTCGTCACGCACATCAATCTCGACATCGAAGCCGGCTCCACGGGCGCCCCGAATAAGGAACAGGAGCGTCAGTCATGGTCAGTTATCATGCCGCTGCTCCGTGAGACTATGGTTATCATTCAACAGGCACAAGCGACCGGCAACGCGCCGCTCGCCGAAGCCCTCACTGAGCTGCTTGAAGAAACGATGCAGCGCATGGGCGACCGAACAAACTTGGATCGCTTCTTGCCGAAGCTCGCGGCTACACCTGCCGGCGCTATGCCGATGGGTGACGGCGGCGCGCAGGCCACACCACAAGCAAAGGGACAGCAAGCACCAACCGGAACACCTACAGCTTAATAATAAGATCACAGGAGAACAATAATGGTTGACGAAACCAACAAAGACGACGTAGTTGACGGCGACGACAACGACGAAGAAACCCCACCGGAGCCGGATATATTCGACGCGGTAAGTGACGCTATTGACGAGCAGACTGTCGGCCTCGACACGAGCGCTGACGACGACGCACCTACGGGAGACAACGACGATGAACCGACTGACGAAGGCGGCGATGAGAACGAAGAAGAATCCGAGAACGAAGGCGGCGACGACGAGCCCACGGGCGACGAGCCGGCTGACGGCGAGGGTGATCCTGAACCGAAGGATGGCGACAAGGCGCCCGTTTCAGGGGACGATGTACCACCAGATACGGGGAAGCCTGAAGCCAAAAAGCCTGATGGAGAGGTTACGGACCATGTCAATGATCCCATTCCTGAAGAACTCGCAGAGAAAACTCAAGAACGCATTCGGTCGCTAGCCGAACGCGTCAAAGTTGCTGAAGCCGGCGTCACTAAGCACACCGGAGAACTCGACGAAATGATTACGATGGTGCAGGATACTGGCACCACGGGCGAGCAGTACGGTCAAGTGCTCGGGTTCATGAAGTTGTTCAACAGCACCGACGAAGCAGACCAACGTGCAGCGTTCGCAGTCATGCAAACTGAAATGGCTGTCATGGCAGCTAAACTGGGCGAAACTATTCCCGGTATTGACCCGCTGGCAGCTCACTCAGACTTGCAGGCAGAGATAGAGGCGGGCACCCTTACCGGCGACCGTGCTATCGAAATTGCAAACACGCGCACGCGCGAGGCAGCTAGTGCAGCACGCACAACGACAAACAACGCAAACGCGGCGGCTGACGACGACATCAATCAAGCTATCGACGATGCTAAAGGTGAGCTAGCTGTCTATGAGCAAGCGCAAATGAAAGCTGACCCACAGTGGGCAACAAAGAAAGCCATTTTGGTTCCTGCTTTGCGCTCAGTGATGCGAACGCTTCACCCGTCATTGTGGAAGTCCACGTTTGAAGAATCGTATAACAAGTTGGTGGTTCCTGCCGCAGCAGCACCGACACCGAAACCAAAAGTGCCGACACCACTACGACCGAAGGCACCAGCAGGCGAGGGTTCAAAGCAGCCGAGCACGATGGCAGAAGCCATTGAGTTATCGCTTGGCGGCAGCATAGACGACTGAGGCTGCCGTCATGTCTGTAGTAAGGAAACTCAGACGGCTAGCGACGGACCCACAACGCGAAGCACTCTACCAAGCCGAGCGTAGCGTCTCGTCCAAGCCGTTCTTTCGTGCGCAAATGACGCATGTGCAAGCGTGCCGTCTCATCAAGAGAGTGCGCAGACAATACGATCTTATACCGATAGGTCTGCGCACCATGTCGTACGAGTTGCCAACTGTAGATCACGGACGCACGGACATACTCTATGATGGTGACACGCACGAGTTAGAAAAAGTCACGATCAGCGTCAACCCGGAAAGGTACGCGCGAAACGCGTGCTTACTTTTGCACGAGCTGGCACACGTAGCTTGCGACCAGACTTTCGGCATGGACTTGCCGGATCACGGCAAAGAAATGGTTGGCATTCTGATCTGGCTTTACGACCACTACAAACTGATACCAGAGGATGCTTTTCGTCTGATACTGCGACGTTACAAAGTGAAGCACAGGTCGATGGCTGAATCGTCGCCGTCAGCAATAAAAGGTGAGAGAGAATGTTAACGTGCGTGCGCAGAATAATCTACGTGATCTACCTACCGATCAACATGCTATTTTGCGCGCTCGTGTTCGCCCCGTGGGTGCAGCCGCGCGAGACAGTTTCAGGACTCATGGGCCGCTGGCTCGTGGATGGTTGCAGGTGGCAAATCAGGTTCGCGCAAACTATGGCGCCAACTATCGACGGTTGGCATGAGCCGGGGCATTGCGCACAGACGTTTGTGGTAGAAAAGGCTATGCGGGTAGCCCTCTACGGCAAACCCTATTACCGGGCTTGAC